GGAGACCTCGTCAGACAGAAGGTAGATCCAATCATCGAGGCCACGCCATCGCTGAGCCACCACGCCGAGCGAGGTTTTGGGATCAAAGGCGCTGCAAACTTGGGCAGCAAAAAGGTTGGGAAGTCTTTTGGCTTCTACCGAGGCATCGACTCGCCGACACAGCGGAAGGTCATCTCCGTAGATCTCCTTATATTTGACGAAGTCTCTGAGATGATTCCCGATCATATTGAGGAGACGATGCACCGTTTGGATGCCTCTGATTACAAGATGACGATGAAGTTGGGGATTCCCTCAGTCCCAGGGGCCGGATCAGACGGAGACTTTCAAGCCTCAACGCAGAATCATTGGACTATGACCTGTAGACCCTGTAAGAAAGAATGGGTCGTGGAGGATTCCTTCCCCGACTGCGTTCGAGTCAGAGATGGGAAGGGTCTTCTGATCTGCCCAAAATGTGGAGCCAGGGCCGACATCAACTGGGGAAGGTGGATTCCCCACGAACCCCAGGCCTCGGTGGAAGGCTACACATTCAACGGGCTCATGAACCCCAAGGCCGATTTGGCCGCTCTCCTGGAGACTTATCGAACCGGTGCCCGCCCCCTCTTCTTGCGACACAGTATGGGCCTTCCTTCGAGGGAAATAGGCGGCAAAAGGATAGAGGCCGAATGGATTCTAGCCAACCTCTGTGGGGGCAAAGGGACGGGTCGAGAAGCCTACTCTCAGATTCTGTCCGATAAGGGCCCGACATATCTAGGGGCTGATGTAGGGGGGTCCCAGAAAACCTCCCGAGCCATCGTGGGAAAACTTCTGCCAAACGGACGGACCAAGATTCTACGGGTATGGAGCTGGAAGAAGTGGTCGGAGTTGGACGAAGCCATGGAGGCCTTCCATGTAGAGAGAGCGGTAGTGGATGCCGAGCCAGAACTTCGAAACGCCGAGGACTTTTGCAAACGCTGGCCGAGACGAGCCTTCCGGTGTTGGTACCAACGCGGTCGAAAGTCAGCCATGTCTTGGGGCGAAAAGACGCGGGAGGTAGCGGCTGACCGAACGGCCACGCTTGACGCTTCCTTTGATCGTCTTTACAATAGCTTGACTGACCTCCCCCGACGTGACGACCCCGAAGTGCGCCTCTTGGCGAAAGAGTGCGAGAACTTGGAACGGGTCGAAGAAGAGACACCGACTGGCAGCGTGATCTTCGTTTGGCAAAAGACCGGCGCAGATCATGGCCGACACGCCCAAAATTACATGGAGATGGGATTGTCTGCCGAACGACCCAGAGCCCGGGTGGAGGTTTTCTGATTGGCACTTAGTTTCAATCCCTTTGTACTTCTAAAAGCACTCACCGAAAGAAAGTTTCCGAAAGCCCGCGCGCACGTCCCGACCAACGAAAGAATGGTCCGGGATGCATTGAGGGGTGCGCCGGAATGGGAGAAGGCAGAAAAGCAAGAGATCTTCTGGGACATCTTCAACAAGGAGGCCTGGGTTGCGGCCGCCGTCCGCGAAATCAAGACCTGGGTTATGGCTAAGGGCTGGAGACTCAAGCCCGTAGTAGAAGAACCCGATGAAGACCAGCTCCGCAAGGCCGAAGAGTTTCTGGGATCTCCAAATCCAGACGACACCTTTGATGATCTCTTGGAAGACGCTGTGACGGATCTGGAAATCTTCGGCGATGCTTTTTGGGAATTGGCCCGAAAGGTTGAGGAGGACGGAACGATCACCAAAGAACTCGGCGCCATCTACTCCATGGACACAGTTCGCATGTCGATTAAGGCCGATGTCAATGGAAACATCGAGGGGTTCCACCAGACCAAGGAAAATCAAGACAAGGACTTCTTTCCTCGAAAAGATATTCTCCACTTCAAACTACAGGCCAGGGGCCGAAATCTTTTCGGACGATCCCCTCTTTCCAGCCTGAAGCTCCCGATTGAAACGGACCTCTGGGCTCAGATCTACAACCGAGAATTTTTCAAGAACAACGGGACCCCCTCGATCGTCATTACCGTCGATGAAAATGTAGGGGATGAACAGTTCGAGGAAATAAAAGCGGCCCTCGATACTTTCAAGGGAGCCGCGCAGGCCCACCAGAATCTTTTGCTCTGGGGGAATGTCAAGTTCGACAAGCTCTCCACGACACCCAAGGAAATGAGTTTCCCAGAACTTCGGAGGATGAGCCGCGAGGAAATTCTTGCCGTGTACGGTGTCCCTCCGGGTCTGATTGGAATCATCGAAGTCGGAAACATTGGAGCCGGGTCCGGCGATTTCCAGATGGAAAAGTTTCTCAACGGCGTCATCAAACCCTTGCAGCGAAAGCTTTCGGGCAGGGTCAACCGTGTCATCCTCCGTCGTGAATTAGGCGTCACGGATTATGAGTTTGAGTTTATCCAAGAAGACGTGCCGGCTGACCTGGACAGGGCGCGCTCTGAAGTGGCGAAGTTCAAGGGCGGCCTGACCAAAAGAAACGAGAGCCGGGCCTCCTTGGGGCTTCCACCCGTCGAAGGTGGGGATGAGTTTGCTACGCCTTCCGTCCAGGGCTTGTCCGATCCATTAGGATTAGAATCCAAAGCGGCCTCTCCCGAGCCCCGGAAGAATCCGATCCCAGGCATTCCAAACATTGAGGGTGGAGTTCAGAAGATATCCGCCAGCATCATTACGCTCTTGGAGAAGTGGCGGGACAGGATCTTGGTTCGCTTCGACAGACTCACAAAGCAGGACATCGACACCGATGAGATCCTCTCTGATATTAAGAGTGAAGAAGCAGCGGGAGTCCTCGTTGCGGGTCTAGCGACCACAAGCAGGTCTGGAATCCAAGCGGCTGCTGAACTAGGAGGGGACTCCAGCGCAGCGATATTCGCACGGGCAAGGCCCGCGTTGGAGCAACAGGCGCGGGAATGGGCAGTGCCGTTCACAGACAGGACCCGACTTGAAATCATCGACATCATCGACAAGGGGACGCTGGCAGGTAAACCCGTTCCCGAAATACGACGTGATATCCAAGGCTATTTCGATAGACCACTGGTGATAGATGTGGCCCCGGTTATTGACGAAGACGGGAACGTAGTTCGCAAGGGTCATACGAGAACGATGGGCCAGACTGAATGGGCGCAGATGACGGCTCGATCCCAGGGGAGCGAGGCCGCTAACGAGTCAGCCCTCATTTCCTATTCGGCTGCAGGAGTAGAGGAGGTCAAATGGAAGACGGCTCCTACCGGAGTGGACCCTGAAATCTGTGCTCCACGAAATAACAGAGTCTGGAGGATCGACGACCCGAGTCGTCCTAGAATTCCAAAAGACAGCCATAATAATTGTCGGTGCCATTGGGCACCCGTACCACCAAGTGAAGGCTAGAAAAGGTATGAGACCATGATCCAGGCTCAACTAAAATTGAAGCTGACATGTAAGCAGAAACGCCTTCTTGATGCCTGGCTGTGGAACCTAACTGGTGTTTGGAACTGGGCCGTGCGAAAGATTGAGCTAGATGCAAATGACAAGATATATCACAGTGCCCTAGGATTCCAGAATTTGCTTGCGAACCACGGGACGAGACTGGAAATCCCAAGCCATGTCCTCCAGGGCATGTTACGGCAAGCCCATATGACCTGGATGAGGTGCTTCAAGAAAAAGGCAAGAAAGCCAAGACTCAAAGGACGGCGCAACCGCCTCAATAGTATCCCGTTTCCTGATCCGATCCGTATCCCTGAGAGGAATCGAATCAATCTTCCGAGACTCAAGAGCATTCGGTTCCACAAGCAAGAAATCCCAGAGGGAAAAATCAAGTGCGGAAGAATCCTGAAGCGAGCAAGTGGTTGGTATTTATGTCTCTTCATAGATGCCGACAGAAAACCAATCCAACGAAAAGAAGACGGGTACGTTGGGATTGACCCTGGTTTCAAACATTTGCTAACACTCTCGACTGGAGAAAAGATCGAACACCCAAGAGAGCTTGAGGCATCAGCAGCTAGATTAGCCCAAGCACAGCGTGGTCGGAACAAGAGGTTGACCGCAAGGCTTCAGGAGAAAACAGCGAACCAGCGTAAGGATCGGAACCACAAACTTTCAAGAAAACTCGTTGAGGAGAATACCTTGATAGCTTTTAGTGCGGATCGTCATCAAGCGGTGGCGAGAAAATTCGGGAAGAGCGTTACCAGCTCGTCCCACTATCAACTAAGACGGATGATTTCGTACAAGAGCCGTTCAGGCGGTACGAAATATGTCGAAGTTGATCCAGCGTTTTCCACCAAGACTTGTTCAGCATGCGGGTGCCGATCTGGGCCAACAGGGCTGAGCGGGCTTGCGGTAAGGCAGTGGACATGTGAGGCCTGTGGGGTCTCTCATGATCGCGATGTCAATGCGGCCATGAACACGCTCACTGCTGGGGCCGGGGCGGCCCTCGAAAGGAAAGTGGCGTGAGCCATAATCCGTCTGGAACCCCTCTAGTACGGGGAGATAAATATCTTATTCCCAAAGGCGACGGAATGAAGCTAGATACTGCCTGATCACCTACCCGGTCAACGCCGCTGTCCGCCAGGCATGGTCTTCCGCAACGGACGATGCGTGCCTGCGCCTCGCCAAAAAGCACCTTTCGAAATTGACTATCAAGGCTCCACGGATAATCAGCTCATGGACTGGCATTCGAAGTTCCATGCGGCGTGGAATGCCATGCGCGAAAGAGATGCCTCGACGATCCAAGTCGAGGGGCAGCCCCGTAGTCCCGAGGACATTCTCAATGCCCACGCTCTTCTTGTAGATGAGAGT